ACCGGGAAGCACTTCACTTGCAGGACTACTACAGCAGGCGTCAAGGTCTGGAGGCTTGCGTGAAAACCACCTACCTCCTTGAAATCACCCACAAGAACCCACTGCCGCGCAAGGTTCCGATGACCGACATATTGGCCGACCGCATTTACAACTACTGTTTCGCCCAAGGTTGCGAGATAAGCGTAGCGGTCAAGCTGGTGGACTCGCTGGAAGTGAGAGAAGCAAATGACCTGCCTTCAATGCGTGAACTGGAAGCCCAAGGACAGCGGTCAGATAGCCCGGTACGGCTTCGCGTTGTGCAGACTGGGGACACGTTCGACATTCTTCCCGCCGCAGCACAAGTGTCCGAAGTTCCAGCCAGCGGCGCAGGAGGTGATATGCAAACGGGAGGCGTGGCTTAAATGAAACCGCGCATTCGCCTCGTTGGGAAGTTGTGGGGATGCACCGCGCAAGGCGTTAAAGTTTGCGGCCTTGGATACACGCCATCCCAAGCCTATTGGCAATGGGCATTCGCTGTATGGGCGGTTCAGCAACCATGACCTTCGACCTGAAAGACCCCAACAAAGCGGTGGATTACATCATCGCCAACGCTGGCCGCTTTGCCAAGGCCAAGGGTGAGCGCGTTTACCTTGAGGAATTCCGCAAGTCAAAAAAGGCGATCCTGATGGGCGAGAGCGGGGCAAAGACAGCCGCAGAGCGCGAGCAGTACGCCTATGCCCATCCCGGCTATCAAGACCTCTTAAAAGGGCTGCAATCAGCCGTAGAGATTGAGGAAGAACTTCGCTGGGACTTGATCGCGGCCCAAGCCCGCATCGAGATTTGGCGTACGCAATCAGCCAACAACCGCCAGCAGGACAAGGTGATGCGATGACACCTTTAGAAAAGGCTCAATGGCTCATCGACCGCATGCGAATGGGGGATCGTGTTTACCGCGCTGTGTCTAGATGCAGTCGCGATAAGTGGCTATCGCCAGAGAGGGTCGCGGAACTGGCGTTTGCCTTTTCAAAATGCCTAGACCCGAACAACTTCTATTCGGTTTTCGGTGCAGCGATGCAATCCAGATTGGATGTGCAGGATTGCACCCATGTTGGCCTGCTTCGTGGGAAGGCCCCATTCATGTGCGGCACCCCAATGTTTAACGAGTTTCGCGTAGCGATTCAGCGCCTTCATTGGAAAAAGGCGCTTCCAGTAGAGCTTCTCATCCTCAACCTAACCATTACGGAGAAATTAGATGGACGCAAATCAGCTTCTAACCTTTGGCGACATTCGCCGCATGATCGTAAGCACTATCGTGGAGTTGAAAGAAGGCAACATGGACGTTAGCCGTGGCATGGCGATTGCCGCCAACATGAAGGTTCTCAACGATAGTGTGCAAGTCGAAATCAATGCGGCAAAAATGGCGCTCGCGACTGAAGGTAAGGCGCACAACTTTGGCCGCATTGTCGGGATGGGCCAGAGGCTTATCGGCAACGATTCCTCGCAACCCGCATGAACGCCGCCAAATACCCACCGCTTGAATCAGTGACGCGGCCCAATGTCACGACGCAAGAGGCTGCCTATTATCTCAACAGGGCTGAACAGACGCTGCGCACTTGGGCGTGCCGGGAGAACGGCCCAATAAGACCGATACGCATCAGTGGCAGGCTGGCGTGGCCTGTCGCGGAATTGAAAGAGTTGGTCGGAATCAAGTAATCCCATGCTCTCCTGCGCCAAGACCAAGACATGAGACGCGCCGCAAAAACTGACGCCAATCAAACGCAAGTAGTCAGCGCCTTGCGTGCTGCTGGTGCGACCGTCCAGAGCTTGGCGGCAATCGGGAAGGGTGTCCCTGACCTGCTTGTGGCGTTTCGCGGGGAAATGTTCCTACTGGAAGTCAAGGACGGCGCAAAGCCGCCATCGGCGCGCGAGTTGAAAGACGATCAGGTTAAGTGGCATGAAGCCTGGGGCGCGCCCGTGAGTGTGGTTTTAGGGCCTGAGCAGGCGCTTCAAGCTATCGGGGCAGTCCATGCAGTCCAAGAATAAGCACAAGCCCACCCGCGACGAGTCAGCGCACATCCTGCGGATCAAGGAAATGGGCTGCGCTCTGTGTGAAGCCTGCGGCCCGAGCGAGGCGCACGAAATTAAACAAGGCCAGTGGTTCACCTCGATCCCGCTGTGCCCGGATTGTCACCGGGGGCCGCTTAATGGACTGCACGGCCAAAAACGCATGTGGAGCCTGATGAAGATGGATGAGATTGACGCGCTGGCCGTGACGGTCCAAAGGTTGTTGACCGCGTGAACTACACCATAGACACCGACATTCCCCCTCCCGCCCCTGTAGCAAGGGGCAGGCCCAAGGGCGCAGTCAATCCCTTGGTGCAGGCCATCGAGAAACTTCAGCCAGGCCAATCGATCAGGCTTGAGACGCTAGAGGAATACAAGACAGCCTCAAAGGCTCGCAGCTTCAAGACAACGGTTCGTAAACACGGCGGGTGCTGGAGAGTCTGGAGGACGGAATGAGCAGAGAAGCGCAGATTGAACCCGGCTGGCTGGTGAGCCTCATGTCGCAATGGGCCAGGCACCAACTTGCAGTCACAGACAAAACGCTGGGCTATCCAAGGAAGGCGGCGGGATTTTCGGAGAAAACCACGGGCGGCTACAACCACAGCGACCCCATAGCTTTGTGCGCCAGAGACTTCCGCGAACTGGATAACGCCCTGGAGGGTCTGCGCATCGCAGAACTAGAGCTATGGGCAACCCTGATGATGTATTACAAACCTTGGGTCGTTCAGGCATTCGTGGCAGAGGGCCATCAATTCGGGACGCGCACCTATCGACACAGGCTGCACCGCGCGCACCGGCTGCTTGCCGACATGATGGACGCGACAAGAGAAGTTGTTTTCCCGGATATTAAATGGCTTGTCGTTAACTAACTCATTGCCGTAAAGTAAGCGTAATTCGGTATGGGTGGAGTTGTCGCCCGGCCAAACCAAACGATGCTGGGGGGTTCCCGGTTGCTGCGAGTGAAAGCCTCGACAAGCAGGAGGGTGAAAGCCCCTCTATTAATCCCGCCTCCCTGAGCAATCACGGAGGCTTTTCTTTTTGCCCGCAGGCGCAGACAACATGCTTTCTTCGCAGTTGCCGAAGTCTGATCAGCCGGGGCACCTATTACGTTTCAGGAGGCCGCATGGCTGAACTCATCGCAACCGGGACGGCGCAGGCTGACTCGTCCGATTTCACGCTGGCCGATGGTCAATCCACGACCATTTTCCTGAAAGACGCTTCCTACGACTCCGTTCCGGCCCAATGCGCAGCCAATGTGCAGATCAAATCGGCTGATTCCGTTTACTACACGATCCACGTCATTACCGACAGGTGCCCGGCCATTGTTCTTGATGCGCCAGGCACCTACCGGGTGCGCAAACAAGCCTCCCTGACCACCTTCGGGGTGGACCGCACCTGATGCTTGTCCGTCCGCTGGTCCGTCCGTTGGTGAGGCCGCTAGTGCGGTCTGCGCATCAATCGGGGCGGTCTGCCTTCCCGCCTCGCGTCAACATGGCCGCGTGGTATCGGTACGGCGTCGGTATCACTGACGTAGCCAACGCAGTCAGCCAGTGGGATGACCAAAGCGGCAATGCAAGGCACCTCAAACAAGCCACGGGCAGCAACCAACCTGCGAAGCAGGGAGACGGCTCGATCCTGTTTGACGGGGTAAACGACAGCCTCGCCGCAGACCCGTTCACGCTCAATCAACCTGAAACGATCTACATCCTGGGCAAAGTCATTACCAGCACAGATGATGACAGGCTGTTTGATGGCGATGCTGTGAACTCTGGCGCGGTGCTTCTGTTTGGTGGCTTTTTTGTGTACGGGATTGCGGGCTCAGTCGCTCCCGGCCCGCTGACCATCCCGAATAACACGTATTACGTCCTGACCGCAATTTTCAACGGCGCAAATTCACTCATTCAGGCCGACTCTGGAACCCCCCTGACCGGAAACGCGGGGGCGGCAAACATGGGCGGTTTCATTTTGGGCGCTGCTGGTAGCGCTTCTGGCCTTTGCTCAAACATCCAAGTCAAGGAAGTAATCATCTACAGCGCCGCCCACGATGCAGCGCAGAGAGCGTCCGTGATCGCGTATTTGGGGGCCATATGATTAATGTCAACGAACTCGGCATTTACCCTGGTGCAACAGATCACTCAGTTCGGCTGCAACAATTGCTCCATGCAAACCCGTGGCCGGTTGACTTCTACTTCCCTCCATCGCACTTGCGTTATAGCTTCGCCATTTCAATCCAACGGGATGATGTTGGCTTGCATGGAGAAGGTGAAGGGACTTGCTTTCAGCACCCATCGGGTGCACTGCACCCGGGTGGACTGATCGAAATTGGGAATACTGCGCTAGGCAATACGGCACCGGAATTTAAGCGCATTCGCCTGAAAAACTTCTCCGCTGATGGCAACAAGGCCAACACCGACGCACCAATAAGCGACTGTGAAGGCCACGTCATTATTGCCACGCACACAAAAGGCCTAGATATTGAGGGCGTGAAGGCCAAAAACGGCCATAACTCTGGAATTGCCATCGTCATTTGGTCGGACGGTTTCCGTGTGCGCCAAGCGGTCATTGAGGACTGCGGCAGCGCAATTCACACAGGGCCGGGGTGGGAGGTGAACTCTTCCAGCAATGGCGAGTTCGAGGTGCGCACCTATCGGTGCTATGACGGCGGGCGATCACTTGACAACGTTTATGGCAGTAAGGGCGTGATCGAGGTTTACGACGCCATGCGCCACGGGTTCATTTATAACAATCAGACTTCAAACGCATCCGCTCAAAACGACTTTTGGGCGAAGGTCTATGGCTGCGGCGAGAACGCAGTGATCCTTGGCGACAACATCAGCGGCGGCTCGCTGCGGGTGGAGACGCAAGGAGCCGGGTACGCCGGAGTGAATGCAAATGATGTCAAAAACGTCCGGATGAGCCTTCGCACCGTGGAAAGCCAAGGGCCAGGATTGATCGCTACAGGCGAATTTATCGGCAACCGAGTGCGCCACACCTCCCTGCGCGATGGGAGAGACTTGGCCCAAGGAGATTACTTTGCCATTGACGTATCAGGTTCAGGCAATGACCTGCACGTCGAAACCATCGATAGCGATCCGTGGCAAGTGCGCGGGCTTGTGATGCGTCCCGCATCGTTCAATAACCGCACGCTGTCTCACTACTCTGAAAACACCGCCCAACCGTATTTGGACCAAGGCACAGGTAACAGCTACCTATGAACGCCTCAGCCAAGATCGCAACCCTTCAAGGGATGACGGCTTAATCATGGCTCGCCCAAGCAAGTACGAAGCCAAATTCGCCAAGGAGGCGGCGAAGCTGTGCAAGCTCGGCGCGACTGATGCGCAACTGGCCGATTTCTTTGAAGTGTCAGTGTCCACTATCAACCTGTGGAAGGTGCAGCACAAGGAGTTTTCGGAGTCCGTAAAGGTCCCGAAGGCCGAAGCCGATGAAAAGGTGGAGCAGAGCCTGTACCGCCGAGCGATGGGCTACGAACATGATGAGGTGGATATCAAGGTGGTGGCGGGCGCGCTTGTCCAGACCCCCATCCGCAGGTACTACCCGCCTGATTCGACGGCGATGATCTTCTGGCTCAAGAACCGCAAGCCTGGAGAGTGGCGCGACAAGCAGGACGTAGAGCTTTCCGGCACCCTCAATTGGGTTGAGCAGTTGTCAGCGATGAATGGCCGGTCCAAGCCCTGAGGTAGTCAAGGCTGTCGAGCGGTGGCGGGCAAGTGGGCCTGCACTGTTTGCGCAGGAGGTGTTAGGCGCTAAGCCGACAGAACAGCAGCTTGATGGTGGACGCGAGCTTGTAGCAAGGCGGCGGGTTTCGATCAGGTCCGGCCACGGTACTGGAAAGTCCACGTTTGAGGCGTGGTGCGTCCTGTGGTTTTTGTCCTGCTATTTTCCTTGCAAAGTGCCATGTACTGCCCCGACAAGCCATCAGCTTGAGGACGTGCTGTGGTCTGAAATTGCCAAGTGGCACCGCAAGCTATGCGAAACGCTGCCTGTGCTTGGCGAACAGATGGAGTGGTCATCCGGCGCGTTTCGGATGAAGGCGGCTCCGAACGAGTCTTTTGCTGTGGCGCGAACCAGCCGGCCAGAACGGCCCGAGGCGCTTCAGGGATTCCACTCGGAAAACATTCTTTTCCTGATTGACGAGGCATCAGGCGTTGCAGACAACGTGTTTGAGGTCGCAGAGGGGGCGCTGTCAACGGATGGCGCTTACGTCGTCATGGCAGCGAACCCGACGCGGCAAAGCGGGTATTTCTTTGACTCGCATCACAAGATGCGCGGCAGTTGGGCGGCGCTGCACTGGAACGGGGAAGACAGCCCGATGGTTTCCAGGCAGTACATCGAGAACATGGAAAAGAAGTACGGGCGCAGATCGCCGGTCTTCAAGGTGCGTGTTTTGGGTGAATTCGTCGGCGCTGCTGATGGCGTGATCACGCTGGAATCCTGCGAAGCGGCAAAGGTGCGTGATGTTGCCGTGATCGGATCGGCAAAGGTCATTTGGGGCGTGGACGTAGCCCGCTTCGGTGATGACTCGTCAGCCCTGGCCAAGCGCAAAGGGAACCACCAGCTTGAGAAGGTCAAGGAGTGGTACGGCAAGGACACCATGCAGCTTGTCGGCCTGATCAAAGCTGAGTGGGACGGGACGCCAAAGGCTGACAGGCCGGTTGCGATCAATGTTGACGTGATCGGCATCGGGGCAGGGGTGGTGGACAGGCTCAAAGAACTTGAACTGCCGGCAGTCGGCATCAACGTCGCCGAGTCTGAGGCCGTGAACAACAAGGAAGACCGCCAATTCAACCGACTGCGGGATGAGTTGTGGTGGAAGAGCAGGGAATGGCTGGAGGCCAAGGACTGCAAGCTCTGCGACGACGACGAGTTGATAGCGGAGTTGACCACGCCGACCTACACGATCCTGTCTAACGGGCTGATCAAGGTCGAGGGCAAGCCGGAAATGAAGGCTAGAGGGGTGAAGTCCCCGAACCTGGCCGACGCATGGAACAACACATTTGCAGACACGAAGCTAGCCCCTGATGAGTGGGCGGCACCTTTGAAGACCAACACCAAATACATCGTATGACCGAACAGAAACGACGCGGGCGACCGCCGAAGCGCGAGAGGCTAGACGTGGAGGCCGATATTGGCACGTTGGACCGCCCGCCCATTGCGGAACTGGACGCGATGGTGGGCGCGATTTCACCGACGCCGACGCCATTTAATCGCCTGCCCAATGCCGCCCAAGCCTACGCCGACCGCGTGTGGGCCGGTCAATCGCCCAGCGCGCTCCGTTCATGGCGTGTAGAGCGCGTGAAGGCTGCGCTTGAAGGCCAAGGCTTGCCGTTTGACGGCGTGGAACTGCCCGAATGAAAAAGATGGACGACTCCGAGCTTGTCTCAATCATCCAGTCGCATCGCAGGAATGCGCTCGGCTATGAAGACGGCGAGTTGTCCAACGAGCGTGCCAGGGCGATGGATCACTACCACGGCAGGCCCTACGGCAATGAGGTCGATGGGCGGTCCAAGGTAGTTAGCCGGGACGTGGCTGAAGCGGTGGACGGGGCGATGCCCGCCATCATGAAGGTATTTGTCCAGAGCGGCGCAATTGCACAGTTCGATCCAGTGAGCGAAGAGGACGAGGAACAGGCCCAGCAGGAGTCTGATTACGTCAATCAGGTCATCATGAAGGACAACGCCGGGTTCATGCTGCTGCATGACGTGGTGAAGGACATTCTTCTACTCAAAAACGGCTACGGGAAGCACTTTTGGGCTGAGGAAGACAAGATTTCCACCGAGACATTCAGCGGCCTATCGCTCGATCAGGTGACGCAGATGATCGCCGACCTTGAGGCTGAGGGGGCAGAGGTCGAAATTGAGGGCCAGGACAGCAAGATTGTCGAAATGGAAGGTTTCGGCCCCGTCGAGGTCTTCGAGGCCAAACTGAAGATCAAGCGCAAAGTCGGCAAGGTCAGGCTGATGGCGATGCCGACCGATGAACTGCGGGTTTCCCGCAAGTGCCGGGGATCGCTGCAAGAAACACCTTTTGCCGAGCACGTCACCAAAAAGACTCGGTCCGACCTGATCGAAATGGGGATGCCGCGTGACTTCGTGGACAGCCTGCCGGCCTTCGCTGATACAAACAACAGCGCCGAGACTCGCGCCCGCGACTCGGTTGAGAACGAAACCTCAGACAGCGGAAACGACTCCAGCGGCGTCAATGACAGGTCGATGGATGAAATCGAGTTCTGCGAGGCGTATATCAAGGTGGACTATGACGGTGACGGCGTGGCCGAACTGCGCAAAGTCGTTACCTGCGCAAACCGCATCCCGCCAGGGTCTGACTGGAACGAAGCAATTGAGGCTGTCCCGGTTACTGGTGGCGTTGCAAAGCGCGTCCCCCATCGTCACGTTGGCGAATCGCTGGACGATGACTTGGCCGAGTTGCAAGAGATTCTGACGACGCTCAAGCGCCAGCTTAACGACAACATTTATCACACGAACAACAGCGAAAAAGTCATCAACGAACGTGTGAACGTCCGCGACGTGATGAGCACTACGCCGGGTGGAATCAAACGCGTCAAGGGCACAGAGCCAGTGATGGGCGCGATCATGCCGCTTGAGGTGCGCTCGATCATTGGTGACGTTCTGCCGGTCATCCAGTATTACAAGCAGGAGAAGGAAGATCGCTCAGGGGTGTCCCGCGCTGGTCAAGGTCTGGACCCGGATGTATTGAGGGACGCGACGAAGGGCGCTTACCTTGAAAACCTGAACCGGCTCAGCCAAAAGCTCGAAATGATGACCCGCTTGATTGCGGAGACATTCGTTAAAGAGTTGGTGTTGCAGGTCCGCGCGCTGCTGATCCGCCATCAAGACAAGCCGCGCATGGTCCAACTGCGTGGCAAGTGGGTCGAAGTGAACCCTAAAACATGGGCGGATCGCACGGATGTGACTGTGCGGGTTGGACTCGGCACCGGCAACGAGGAAGAGAAGCGGCAAAAGCTGTTGCTAGTGGCTCAGATGCAAGACAGGCTTGGCCCGCATGGGCTGGTCGGGCCGGACCAACTGTATGCGCTGTTTGGCGACATTGTTGAGGCCCTTGGGTTCGATATGCCTGAGAAGTACGCAATGGCCCCTGAAAGTGACGAGTACAGGCAGGCTGAGGCCAAGCGCCAGAACCAGCCCAATCCACAGATGGCAGTCGAGCAGATGAAGATTCAGGCCACAGGCCAGCAGAAAGCCGCCGAATTGGCCCAGCAAGGCCAGTTGGAGCAAGCCAGGATGCAGATGCAGGCGCAAGTCGATCAGCACCGGCAAGAGGTCGAGGCGCAGCAGCAGCAAGCCAAGTTGACGATGGAGCGCGAGCTTGCGCAGTTCAAGGCGGAACTACAGGCCCAGCTTGAGCGCGAGAAGGCGCAGTTGCAGGCTCAAACGCAGATTGAAATTGCCAGGATCAACGCGACCAGCCGACTGGATGCCGCACAGGTTGCGGCCAATACAACACTCTCCGCAGGCCAAGAGTCGGCCAGCGATAACGCGGTGGCCTCATGACCCTTTTCGGAATCAACCTCTCCCCCGAAAACCGCCGCACCATCGGTGAAGAGGCAAAGCAGCTACTCGCCAACAAGCATTTCAAAGAGGCGTTCACTGCTGTAGCGGACTACCTCGAACAAGGCGCTCTGTCCTGCGACCCTGACAACAAGGACAAGACCGCCCGAATCATCGTCAGCAAGCAATTGCTGGAGGCCATCAAGCGCGAAATCGTCCGCAAAGTCGAGGACGGCGAAATGGCGCAGGTTGAGATTGCCGAGCTGGAAAAGCGGAACAGGCCGCTCCGGTTCATTCGTTAGGCAGCCGACAAGTCCCCGGCTACTAAGGCCACACGGCCAAGATTGGGACAGCGCAACGTCGAGAGACGCCCGCATGGAGAAGTAATTGGACCAAGAGAACCCTACCGCTGGCGACGGCGGCGCAAGTATCACGGAACGCCTGGAGGCAAAGCTGAATCAGCCTGCTCCCGAACCAAAGGCAGATGTGAAAGAGCCGGTGCAAACCGCTCAACAGGATCAGCCTGAACCCGAAGTACCCGAGAAAGTTGACCCGGCCAAAGACGGACAAGAGGAAGAGTCCCAGCCGCAGCTAACCACCACCGACCTGGCGAAATACCTGGGCATCGATGAATCCGCGCTTGACGTGGACGACGATGGAACGATCAAGGTCAAGACCAAGATCGACGGCAAGGAAGGCGCTGCCAAGCTCGCGGACCTGCTCAAGTCCCACCAACTGTCTGGACACAACGAGAACAAAGCCCGCGAGGTAGCGGAGGCCCATAAAGCCATCGAAACCCGCAGGCAAGAGGCAGAAACGCAGGTTGCGGCTCGCCTGGAACAAGTCGAAGCACTCGCAAAGGTTGCGGCAGAGGAATTGACGCGCGAATACCAGTCCATTGACTGGCAGACCCTACGTCAGACCGACCCCGGCAACTACGCGGCGCTCCAGATGGAGTACCAGCAGAGAGGCCAGAAACTGCAAGGCGTCCTTAACCAGACCCAGCAGGAAAAGGCACAGCAACAGCAGCAGCGGGAAGCACAGCGATCCCAATTCCTCGCGCAAGAGTCCGAGAAGATTCCCACGGTGATCCCGGAGTGGAAAGACAAGGCTGTTGCCGAGCGGGAGAGCGCGGAGATTGTCGATTGGATGCTCAAAAGCGGTTACACGCAGCAGGCCGTCAAGTCGCTCAACACCTCCACCGCGTTGGACCTCGCAACCTTTCGCAAGGCTGCGCTGTTCGACAAGCTGCAAGCAAGCAAGCCTCAGATCGAAAACAAGCTGCGACTGGCTCCCAAGCTGGTCAAACCGGGGCAGACCCAGCCGACCACGGCTGAACAGACCCTGCGCAGCCTCAAACAGACCGTCATCAAGTCCGGTGGCAAGGGTGGAAGCGTAGCCGCTTACCTCATGGCCACGGGCAAGGCTTAACCAACTTTCAAGGAGTCCATCATGGGCCAACCCGCAGATACCTTTTCCACCTACGACAGCGTAGGCAACCGCGAAGACCTCAGCGACATCATCTATGACGTGTCGCCCACGGAAACGCCGTACCTGACCGCGCTCCCCAAGGGCAAGTCCACCAGCACGAAGCACGAATGGCAAACCCGTGCGCTGACCGCCGCATCCGGTGCCAATGCCGTGATCGAAGGCGACGAAGCCACCACGGACGCCAGCACTGCCAACGCGCGTATCTACAACTACACGCAGATCAGCGACAAGGTCGCCCGCGTGACGGAAACCCAGGAGGCCGTGAACAAGGCTGGCCGCACGTCTGAAATGGCGTTGCAGATGGAAGACCGCATGAAGGAACTCAAGCGCGACGTGGAAACCACGCTACTGCAAAACGTGGCCTACGTTGCCGGTGACGACTCCACGGCCCGCAAAGCCGCTGGTCTTGCCGCCTACATCAAGACCAACATCGACAAGGCGTCGGACGGCACGGCATCTGCCGGCACGGGCGCGGATATCTACACCACGGGCACCGCCCGCGCGCTGCAAGAGTCGCAAGTCGAGGCTGCTTTGGCTCTGTGCTGGACCAACGGCGGGACTCCTTCTCTGGGCATCCTGAATGCATTCCAGAAGCGCAAGACCGCCGTGTTCTCCGGTTCGTCTACCAAGACGAGCGACGGCGACAAGCGCAAGGTCACGAACAACGTGGAAATCTATATCGACCCGCTCGGTACGGAAATCCGCTTTGTGCCGTGCCGTCAAGCTCCGACCAACACGATTTACTTCGTGGACCCGGAGTACGCCAAGTTCTGCCCGCTGCGCAACTTCCAGACCAAGGACCTGGCCCGTACCGGCGACAGCACCCGCAAGCAGATCATCGTCGAGTACACGCAAGAGGTGTGCAACGAGAAGGCCCACGGCGCGGTCTATGACCTGACCACGGCCTAATCCAACGCCGGGGGCTTCGGCTCCCGGCATCAAGGAACACAAATGGCACACTCTCTTTTCCAGAGCAATGGTTCCGTCCAGTTCACGGACGACAAGACCAAAGCAGGTTTCCCGGTCCAGCCGGTGATTTCCGGCTCGGTCACTGTCCGTCATGAGCAGTTCGGCCCTGTGACGCAAACCACCATCCGTCTCGACAACGTCGCGCAAGCAGTCGTCAATGGCACAGAGTACCAATCGAACAAGATTTACTCTTTCCCGCAGGCCCGCATGAACGTGCTGGGCGTGATGGCTACCTTGCAGCAAAAGACCACAAGCGCGGTTGACTCCACACTGAACGCAAGTTCGACGGGTGCGATTTCGCTGGGCACTGCTGCTGCATCGGCTACGACTCTGGCCTCAGCGATGGTCGATTTGCTGCCTTCCACCGCCTTCACCTCGTCCGCGACTATCAACGTCGCGGGCACGGCAGTGAGCGCGGTTCTGGCAGCGACGGCAACGCTGTTTGACGGGACGGGCACGGCAAAGGATATGTACCTCAATACAGCCTATGCCACGACCGGCGACGTTGACGCAGACGCCACGCAGACCATTTCCGGCTACATCAAGATTACCTGGGTTCACCTGGGCGATCTGCCGGTCATCGGCTAAGCACTTTTCGCTCAAACACGCGGGGACTTCGGTCCCCGTTTTCATTTCTGGAGAAAGCCTTGGAAACTCGCTCTTTCGTTGACTCGCAAGACCGGCTTGTGGTGCATACGAGGTATGACCCCACGGCCACGATTGAGGCCAATGCAGAGGCGCGGGCGCTCGCTCCCAAACACCGTGTCAGTAACGGGAAACTCCTGACCAAAGTCATGGACATTGACGAGGGCCATATCGTGGCTCTCAAGAATCTTGGCTACAACCTGCTTTCACCTGATCCCGACGAGTGGAAAAGGGCGCTTCTCTACATCCAGGCCAATGAGCCTGTCTGGATGACGGTGAACGGCAAGCCAATCGCTCAATTTCGCCAGAGGTTCGTATGAGCATCGCAACCTACGTCGAACTAAAAACAGCGGTCGCAAGCTGGATCAACCGCAGCGACCTGACGGCAACGATTGTCGATCTTGTCCGCTTGGGTGAGCTTCGCGTCTACCGTGACATGCGGATTCGTGCGATGGAAACAGCCTTGTCGGCCACGATTTCAAGTGGTGTGATCGCTGTCCCCTCGGGCTATGTCGCCATGAAGTACATGCGCGTTAACGCCAAAAAGGTTCAGCGCAAGGACGCAGAGTGGATGTATGAAAACTACCCCACTCGCTCCGCTGATGGACAGCCCAAATTCTTTGCCCGTGAGGCGGATTCGTTCATCTTCGGTCCTTACCCCGATTCCGGCTATGCGGTGACGGGGCTTTACTACAAGCGCCTTGACGCGCTCAGTGACTCCAACACGACCAACTGGTTTACCACCAACGCCCCTGATTTGCTGCTTTTCGCGGCCCTGTGCGAAGCAGAGCCTTTCCTTGAGAACGATTCGCGCATCCCTGTTTGGGAAGGCAAATACAACGCCGTCAAGACGCGGATTCAGCGCGAGGACGAGGAAGAAGAATTTAGCGGCTCCCCGCTGGCGGTGACTGCCCGATGAGAGTCATTGCCCTGTGCATTTTCCTGACTGGCTGCACGACTGCGCCGAAGGACTACGCACAACAGTTTTGCGTCACTCCTGAACCCGATGGTTGCAGCGAGTGGCTGATCAAGGTTGGATTCGATAAGCCGAGGTTCAGGAAATGAAGGTCTCGATTCCTGATTGCGGCAAGGGCTTGAACAAAGACCTTTTGCCTGCGGAGCTTGAATTAGGTGTTTGGTCGGACGCCCTTAACTTCAGGTTTCGGAACGGGTTCGCTGAGAAGTTTGAAGGCATCTACGCGACACAAAACGCATTCGGCTCCACACTTGAGTGGCTTGTCCCATACCAGAGCGTTACTCGTCGGGCTGTGGCCGCGACAAAGGACAGGTGCTACTCTGATGATGGCCTTGGTGGACGATACGAGCTTACGCGGTTCCTTAATGGTGTGGAAATTGCATCGATCACCCGAGTCGGAACTACTGCAACGCTAACAACCGTTTCCGCGCATGGCAGAAGCACGTTCGACACTTGTTCGATGTACGGGAATTTCCCCGCTGAGTACAACGTCGATAGCACCGGCATAACGGTAACTGGCGCAAATACATTTACCTACGTCATGGCTGGAACGCCTAGTGGAAGCGCCACGACTTTGGGGGCTTACACAAAAGACACGATCACTATATTTACAGCGGGCGCGGCGGGGGATCGTCAGACATGGACGGGCGGCGTTCTCAACGGAATACTTATCGCCAACAAGCCATCAGATGGCCTCTACTATTGGGGTGGAAACATCCTGCTTCCGCTGCGCAAGTTCCCATTCAGCTATCTGTCTGATGTTGCGCGTATTTTCAAGAACTACATCGTCCAACTCGCACCTACGATTTCCGGGGTGAAGTACCCCCATGACGTGCTGTGGTCGGAGTCAGCAGAGCCGGGGGCTATTCCAGCGTCTTTCACTTCATCTTCGACCAATGATTCAGGGCGTCAGGCGCTTGCTGAAACGCCTGGAGTTATGGTTGACGCTCTGGCAATGGGGGACGCGCTGATTATCTACAAGCAGGATGCGCGTCACTCCATGCAATACATCGGCGGGAATGACGTTTTCCGCTTCAATCGTCTACCCGGAAATGATGGGTTGCTGACGAGTAATTGTGTTGTCTCTACTCCGGTGGGGCATGTGTTCCTAACCCCCGAGTTGGACGTAAAGATTCACACGGGCGGCGAGGCCACAAGCATTGCAGATGGCATTGTCAAGAAAACCCTCAACGCCACGCTCGATCCTGATAACGCCTCACATACTTTTTTGGCAGTGAACCCAGCGAAAAATGAGGTTTGGGTTGCTGTGTCCAGTGGCGCAAACGCGAACCCGTACCCAGACAGGTTTTTTATCTGGAATTGGGTCAGCAAGACATGGAGTTTCTTTAACTTCGGCGGACAACTTCTGGGGTGCGCTGCGCATGGCGTATGGCCGACAAGCATGACCACTGGAACAACAGGCTTGCGCATGTTCGTAGGGAATTACGACGCTTCCGGTCAATACAAAATGGGCATTGTCGATGAACTTGCCGTAGGGTCGGTCTATGGCTCGGCACTGACAGGAACACTTGAGCGCACCGGGCTTCACTTTGAAGACCGCGACACGTTCAAGAGCATCCAGCGCTCGCGATGGAATGTTGACGGCGATGCAAGCGAGACAGCAACGGTCTATCACGGCTCGTCCAAGACTGCTGATGGGGCGGTGACGTACTCCAGCGGCACGACCCTGACCACCGGAACAACTGATTACGTCAACGCTCGCGCGACACAAGGGCGGTTTGGCGCGGTCAAACTGACGACGACCGCCTACCCCTATTCGGTGCGATCCGTTGACCTTGATGTGACCGGAGGGGCGAAGCGGTGAGTACCACTTACGAGCCAGGCCGCGTTCCTGACGAAAAGGACGCGCTGATTCTGTTCCTGAGCAACGAGTTCGCCGCTATCAAGGCCGCACTTGAAGGTGCGAGCGTCAACGAAGAACTCGTTATCTTGCACGCCGCCCCGACCCGCACGCGCAAAGGAATGCTGGTCTATGCCGATGGCACGGATTGGGACCCGGGTTCTGGTGCTGGCGTTTATCGCCGCAACGAAGCGAACTCCGCATGGGTGCATTTGGGCTGATCTAAGGAAACAACATGGCAACACAAACTCTCAATCCTGAACTGCTGAAAATTCTTAAAGGTCTTGGACAAAGTGGCACGTACACCGACCCCGCAACGGGGATGCTCTATCAGGGGACCTTTAGCGGGCAGGGTGGGGGTGAGGACACGGGTTATCTCACCGGCTACACGGCATCGGGTGGACCTACGGATGTTGAAACTGCGCGTGCAGACACCTTCGGCCTTGATGGCAATAAAACCGGAAATATCAGCGCATACGACCCGAAGGGGTTGATGCAAAAAGAGGATTGGATGGGCGTGCTTGCCGTCCTTGGGGCAACGCTGGGCGGTGGGGCGCTTGCTGCTGGGATGGGCGGCGGTGCGGCTGGCGGGTCAGGCGCATTTCTCGGCGAAGGCGCTTTGTCAGGTGTGGGCGGCTGGGATGCCGCCCTTGCTGGCGCTTCTCCGGGCATGGGCGGCGCTACTGTTGCAGGCCCCGGAATGGCTGGTTGGGGTGCTGACCTTGGTGTCGGCTCGGGTGGGGTTGGTGGTGGAATGGGTACGACTCTTGCCGGTACGGCGGGCGGCGCACTCAAGGCTGTAACTGGCGACAAGACTCTTGCCACACTTGCGGCGCTTGGCGGTGGCTTGCTAGGCTCTCAAGGCAAGACAAAGGACGAAACCACAACGAAGACGATGGACCCACGCCTAAATGATGCGGTCTACGGCCCTAACGGAGTAGTCCAAATGGCGCAAGGACTTCTCGCAAAACAGATGGCTCCTGAATATCAGGCTGGTTTCGACCAGATGAGAAACACGGGCCTTGGGCTTCTTCAACAGCCCATTGCAGGTAACGGCGTCGGCAAAGTCACCTTGAGGAAATAAGCATGGCCTACCTAGACGATGTAACCCAACTCTACCAACAACAGTTGGGGCGAGCACCCGATGCTGGCGGGCTTGAATACTTCATGAACGTCTTGCAGAACGGCGGAAGTGTCAATGACGTGGTGGCGATGATGCAGGCGGCACCGGAGGCCCAACAAGCAGCGCCAGCCGCGCCAAGTGGCATAGCCGATTGGGAGCAGACGATTAACAATGCCTATACCGCGCAAGGCATGGCCCCTGTTTATACGGCGTCTGACCCCATGTCGCCGTGGGAGGCGTCGAACGGCAATAACGCCGAATACATCCGTCTGCTTCAACAAAGCGGCGCGCTGCCAGCTACCTACAACCCAGCGCAGCCAGTTGGCGCGCAGACCGGGGGCGGTGCTGCCACGGGGAATGGCGCTCCCCAACTTCCTGGCGGCGGAATAGTCGGCTGGTATGGAAACGGGAACACAGGTTCTGCAATGGGCAGCGCCCCGACAAACAACCCCAATATGCAGGGCCAAATCGACTACTTGCGCCAGCAGTCCGACTTTGCGCTTGGACAAAACTTAAACAGCATCCGCTCTAACTCTGTTGGCAATGGTGGACTCGGCGGATCGCGTCAAGGTGTAGCTCAAGGTGTTGCAACGGGCCTTGCCAATCAGGGCTACACCGGCAACGTGGCCAACATGCTTTCCACCGACTGGCAGAACCAGCAAAACCGCAACCTCACGCAGTACGGCATGGACCAGAACTTCTACACGGCTCAGCGTGGGCAGGATCAGTCCGGCGCGGCACTCGGGGCGAACCTCGTAGGACTCGGCACACAGCTACCTTGGACCGGCATTAACGGCGCAAACAGCACTTACGGCCAATACACGGGATTCGGCAACACGACCAACACAAGCCAAAGCGGCGGCGGTATGCAGGGGCTGCTAGGTGGCGCTTTGGGTGGCGCACAAATGGCGAAAGCCTGGGGATGGATCTAAATGGCATTACTCGCACTAAACCAAGACGATCCCCTGTTCGGCGCAAACATGGCGCTTGCTGCCGGACTCCTTCAGGGAAATTTCGGGGCAGGGCTGCAAGGCTTCTCGCAAGCCTTGAACGAGGGCAAAGACCGCCAGAACAAAGGGCTGCTGCAATCGATGCAGATGAAGAACTACGAGAGCGAGATTGAGGCTCGCAAGTTGGCCTCTCTGAAGGACGCGCGCCAGCAAAAGATGATTGAATCGTTCTTCCCCAGCATGTTTGGGGCCACGCCGCAATCCGCCGCGCCAGCCATGCCGCAAAGCGCATACGCTCCGCCTGGTGATGGAGTGGGGCCTACGCTGCCCATGCCTGCACCTAGCGCCTCACCTGCTTCCCAAGGCGGCGGGAATGACATTCTGGCGCTATCTGAAAAGTTCGGCATCCCCCCGCAGGCGATCCAAGCCGATATGGCGTTCAACGGCGGAAAGAAGATCAGCGAAATGATGGCGAAATACGGCGCGCCTGATATGCAAGTGACTAACGGGTTTGCCTACGACAAGAACAAGCTAGGCGCTGGCTTTATGCCTTTCTTGAACACTTCGCAGACCGGGCAAACTTCGATGGGCCGGATTGACCCGCGCACTGGCCTACCGGTGGTTTCAGCTCCTCA